GGGACGCATTGTCGGATGATGAAAAAGAAAACAATCCAAGACCAGTAAAATATAATTTACCATAGTCCTTAACCTATGGCTAAGTATTCGGATATAAAAGGATTTACAGTTCAAACACTGGAAAGCGATCCTATTGCATCTCAAATAGCAGGTGGAGCTTGGGCTAGTGGTGGTTCTATGCCTGCAACTAGATTTGAAGCTTTTGGGGCTGGAACTCAAACTGCAGCTTTAGTTTCAGCAGGTGCTTCTACTCCGCCAGCTAGTGGCAATACTGTTAACACTACTATTGAATATGATGGTTCATCTTGGACATCTAGCAATAATGTTAATACAGCTAGGTATGATGGAGGAGATTTTGGAACTCAAACCGCTGCAATAGATGCAGGTGGAGACCTTCCTTCAAGTGGTGCAGCATCAGATGCAGTAGAGTCTTACGACGGATCTAACTGGACAGAAATAGCAGAAATAAACACAGCAAGAAATGGACAAGCTGGAATAGGAACAACAACTGCTGGTTTAATAGCAGGAGGATCAATACCAGCATCACCTTATTATGGCGCTGTTGCAGAATCTTGGAATGGCTCTGCTTGGACAGAAGTTGGTGATTTAAATGATGCAAGAAATGGTCCTCAAGGTATGGGATCAAGCACGGCTGGTTTAGTGTGTGGTGGTTATAACGGATCAGCTTACACGGGCAACACAGAAGTTTGGAACGGATCTGCATGGACTGAAGTAAATAATTTAAATTCAGGTAGAGAGGGATTAGGAACATCTGGAACAAGCACTTTAGGTTTAGCATTTGGTGGCTATTTTGATCCATCTACTAGAGCATTAACAGAAGCTTGGGATGGAACCAATTGGACTGAAGTTGCAGATTTATCAACAGCTAGATCACAAGGGACTGGAAGTCCAGCGGGAACACAAGCACTTGGTTTATATTCTGGAGGAACAGTGCCTGCGGGACAATCTGTAGTAGAAGAATGGTCAGCACCCGCAATATTTACAAAACAAACTCAAGGACAATTATTTTTTAATTCAACAACAAACACTTTTAAAGAAACGCTATTAGATGCGCCTGCTGGAACTTGGGCATCTGGTGGTAATTTAAATAGTGGTAGAAACAGTGGAGCTGGTGCAGGAGCAAGTATAAACGCTGGTTTAACCTTTGGAGGACCTCCTGCTTTAACACCATCCCCAGCCTCTGCCGCTCAAACTGAACAATACAACGGAACTTCGTGGACTGAGGTTGGAGATTTAAATACAGGTAAAGCATTAGCGTCCTCAGCAACATCTTCACCTTATACTGATACTTTAAATTTTGCAGGAAATACTTCTCCATCACCAGTTTATTCATTAACAAATGAGTCTTGGAATGGGTCGTCTTGGACGGAACAAGCAGACTTAAATGTTGCAGGAAACCTGGCAGCTGGAATTGGAATATCTAGCACAGCAGCTTTAAGAGCCGCTGGGCAAAGTACGGCTACACCTCCAGGTGGTCCACACTACACTGGAACAGAGGTTTGGAACGGATCAAGTTGGACCGAAGTTAATGAAGTTAATACTGGTAGAAGAGGTCTTCCTGGTGTAGGAACTACAACAGCTGGGCTTATAATCGGTGGAGACACCGACAATGATAGTTTTCCTGGTGGTAGATACACTGCTAGAACAGAGTCTTGGAATGGCACAAGTTGGACAGAAGTTAATGATTTGAACTCTGGTAGAGGTAGTTTAGGAGCATTTGGAGATCAAACATCAGCTGTTACTTGGGGTGGAGGCCCACCAGTTGGAGTTTTAACAGAAGCTTGGAACGGAAGTTCTTGGTCAGAAGTAGCAGATATGACATATCCATTTAATGGACCAGGTGGTTGTGGAGGAACAGCGGTGAGTGGTTTAAGAATGGGAGGAGAATCTGCATCAGCACCTGACAACAATAGAACAGAAGAATGGAGTGGTGCTTTAGCTAACAAAACAATTACAGCGAGTTAATTATGGCAACGTATAAGGAAATAAAAGGCGTAACAGTACAAACACTAGACAGCGATCCAGTTGAATTTGTTGGATCATGGTCAAGTGGTGGTGCTATGAATACTGCTAGAAGAGATATGGCAGCCACAGGATTACAAACAGCAGGTTTATCTGTCGGAGGAGTTGAACCAAGTTTTTCTGCAAAAACAGAGAGTTATAACGGATCATCTTGGACAGAGACAGGAGATTTAAACGTAGCTAAAAGAGGTATGGGAAGTTTTGGAACTTACACAGCAGCTTTAGTTGCTGGTGGATATGGTTCCCCAACACCATTAGCAACCGCAGAAACTTTTGATGGATCAAGCTGGACAGAAGTTGGAGATTTAAATACAGCTAGAAGAAATCCTGAAGGAGCACAGTATTCTCCTCAGACAGCAGGTTTAATTTTTGGTGGATATAGTCCCAGTGCTTATTTGACAATAAACGAGTCTTGGAATGGTTCGGCTTGGACAGAAACGGGAGATATGAATACAGGTAGAGCTTATCATGGTGGTGCTGGAATTTCTACCTCTGCTTTAGCAATAGGGGGTTACATAGGTCCATACCCTAGTCCTACCAAAACAGCTAACGTTGAAGCATACGATGGTTCTTCTTGGACAGAAACTGGAGATTTAAATCAAGCTAGAGGATTTCCAGGTGCAGCAGGAGTATCTAGTACATCAGCTTTAGCATTTGGTGGTGAGACACCCGCTCCAGCACAAACTGCTAAAACAGAGTCTTGGGATGGTAGCTCTTGGACTGAAGTTAGTGATTTATCTTCAGCAGTGGACCAACACGGAGGAAATGGCACATTAGATTTAGCTTTATCGTTTGGTGGACAAGCTCCCTCTCTTACGACCGCAACAGAAGAATGGACAAATGGCCCAGCAACTTTCGGTCAATTAGTTCAAGGACAATTATATTTTAATTCAACATCAAACGCTTTTAAAGTTACAGAAAAAAATGTTCCTGGAGCTACTTGGTCATCTGGTGGAAGTATGAATACTGCAAGAAAATACATGGGTGTAACTCCACAAGGTTCACAAACAGCAGCCATGGGAATATCTGGTGGACCACCATCCGTAGCAAACGTAGAACAATATGACGGATCATCTTGGACTGAAATAACAGATGTTAATTCTGCAAGGTATGGAGGCGGAGGAGCTGGAACGAATACAGCAGCTTTATTTTTTGGTGGAGACGGACCACCTAACCGAGCATATACAGAATCTTGGAACGGTTCATCATGGACAGAAGTTAATGATTTAAACAACGCTAGAAACACAATGGCAGGAGCTGGAACACAAACAGCAGCTTTAGCTATAGCAGGAGACGCACCCCCTGGTAATGATGGTTTTACAGAAACTTGGGATGGAACAAGTTGGACAGAAGTTAGTGATCTTAATACTGGAAGAAGAGGTATTGGAGGAACAGGTCTACAAACGTCTGCAATTGCTGCTGGCGGTCATCCATACAGAGCTGATTCAGAAACTTGGGATGGTAGTTCTTGGACAGAGACTAATAACTTAAACACTGGAAGAATGTTTACAGCGGCTGCAGGATCAGACAATACTGCTGTAATAGTTTTTGGAGGAGAGGTTTCACCAGGAATGAACGCAAATACAGAACTTTGGAATGGAAGTTCTTTTACAGAATTAGCTGATTTAAGCACAGCTAGAGCTGCTTTAGGGGGAGTTGGTACAACCGCTGATGCAGTAGCTTTTGGTGGTGGCTCGCCTTCAAACACGACAGCAACAGAAGAGTGGACAGCTCCATTATCTAACTTTACAATAACATCGAGTTAAAAATTATGGCAACTTATAAGGAAATAAAAGGCGTAACAGTACAAGCATTAGATGCAGATCCAGTTGAATTTGTTGGATCATGGTCATCTGGTGGTGATTTAAATACGGCTAGAAAAGATTTAGGATCTTTTGGTGATGGAGCTACAAATGGAATTGCTGTTGGTGGTTATGGTGGTGCACCAAACAATGCTGGAAATTATGTAGAGTCTTATAACGGAACATCTTGGACTGAAACAACCGAGGTTAATGCAGGACGTGGTTGGTCTCCAGCTGGAGCAGGAACTCAAACGGCAGGAGTTATAACAGGCGGACAACCTCTACCTCCTGGTAGTGGATATATAGGTATCACTGAAGAATGGGACGGATCATCATGGTCAGAGTCAGGAGATTTAAATATAGCCAGAGCTTATGCTAATATGACAGGGACACAAACAGCAGCAGTTGCGTTTGGTGGAAATAACCCTAGTCCAACAGCGTCTCGTACTGATACTGAAAATTATAACGGCACATCGTGGACAGAAGCTAATAATATGAACACAGCTAGAGATGACAATAGTCTATCGGGTAGAGGAGCCCCTTATACAAGTGTCATATCTGTTTTTGGGGATTCTACAGAAACTTGGGATGGAACAAATTGGACAGAGACAACAGAAGTAAATACTGGTAGAAAATCGGGATCTGGTGCGGGATCATCGTCAACTTCAGCAGTTATTTATGGTGGATACACTAGTCCTCCAACAACCTATTACACTAAAACAGAATTATGGAACGGAACTACTTGGACAGAAGTAAACGATTTATCTTCTGCTCGAGGCGCTGGAGGAACAACAGGAGGCACGTCTTCAAATGCAATGTATTTTGGTGGAGAGCCACCAAGTTATACAGCAGCTACAGAAGAGTGGGCTTTCCCACCTGATACAGCTTCTGCCTTAACAGAAGGCGATGTATTTTTATCTGGAGGCACAACGTTAAAAGGTTTTGGAAAAGCGGCTGGAATACCAGCAACAACTTGGTCTAGTGGTGGAAGTTTAAATACAGCTAGAGCTAACATGGGTACTTCAGGCTCACAAACGGCAGCGCTCGCTTTTGCTGGTAAAACTACCACAGAGGTGGCTAATGTTGAATCGTATAATGGAACATCATGGACTGAAACAACAGATGTTAATCAATTAAGAAGATCATTAGGAGGTTCAGGAACACAAACTGCAGCGTTAGCTTTTGCAGGACAGATTCCTCCAGGAACTGCTGTTACTGAATCTTGGGACGGATCAGCGTGGACAGAAGTTGGAGATTTAAATGACGCTAGAACTCAAGGTTCGCAAAGTAGAATTGGAACTCAAGGAGATACCTACTATGCTGGTGGAGAAACTCCAGCTACTACAGACAATACAGAATATTGGAATGGAACATCATGGTCTGAAGGAGCAGAAATAAATACAGCTAGAAAAACTTTTAGTGGTGCTGGATTAGTAAGCTCGGCATCCATTATTGCAGGAGGTGCAAATGGAGGCGACAAAGCTAACGCCGAAGTATATGATGGAACTAGCTGGACTGAAGTAAATGATTTAAATTCTGCAGGCACTCAACTTGGAGCTGCTGGGACTAGTGCAAGTGCATTTGTAGCAGGTGGGGCAAGACCAGGTTATACTGCTAACACAGAGGCATGGAACGGTTCATCTTGGACTGAAATTAATAATATGGCAACAGCAAGAGCTGGTTCAATCGGTACGGGAACAGCGGTTAAAGGAATAATGATAGGCGGTATTACACCTCCAGGTGCAGTATCATCATCATGTGAAGAATTTTCAGCAGATGCTACACTATCAACAGTAACAGTATCGTAGTATTGACCTTTTTATAGAAAGAGGTTATATAAAGATTAGAAATGAATAAAGAAAAGAGAAACATTGCTAAAAAATTAGAAACTGAGTCTAAGTATTTAACTAACATTTTGGACAAACAGGATGTTAAGGAGTTTAAAAAACTTATACCTGAACTTCAGGATACTTGGAAGAAAAAGCAAATGTTTAGAACTGAAACAGAAATGAGATTCTCTGTATTGTCAGATAATAAATATCCTACTAAAGCTGCAAAATACTGGCAATCTGTTAGAGAACAAAATACTCACTTTGAAAACTTAGTTCACTTATCTTTTGATTCTAGAAAAAATGACATAGAGATAGAAAAATTAGAAAGAGATATGAAAAAAGAAAAAGATCCATTAGAGAAAAAATTAAAACGTGTTGAGCTAGAAGAAAAATTATATGCAAAAGCACAAATGGAATTAGTTGCTAAACATAGAATGAGAGAAGTTGCTACTTGGTCTAAACTTAAAAAAGAATTTCACGACAATACCTTTGACGACCAAGATGTTAACACACACCAAGCTAAATCATATTTATTAAGATTACAAAGACAGAAAGAGACAATCACACCAGGCACATCACAACCAGAAGTATTTAACGTATTAGGACAACTAGAAGCTTTAGAAAAAGGTTTAAAAGAAAACACATTATCTTTAGACAGTAAGAAAACTAAAAAATTAAAATGAAATTCGACTTTGTATATTTAGGTCAAACAGTTTTAAAATATCAAGTCCCCCTGGAAGTATTCGTAGGTTTAAATGAAATCTACGAAAAACAAAAGAAACAACTACCAAAAGCAAATAAACAATTAGTGGGTAAAATACAAGACGAAGTATCTTTATTTTATTCTGGTCCTAACAACGACAAGATGCATCAACATTGTTTCTTACCTGATGACATATTGAGATGGTTTCATAGTATCTTTGATCACTATACAGATTGGAACAAGATAGGCCCAACACAAAAGAATATAAATTCTATTTGGGTTAATGAAATGAAAGCACATGAGTATAATCCTGTGCACATACATCAAGGTAAACTTTACACAGGTTTATCTTCTGTGATGATTTTAAAATTACCAAAAGATACAGGTGTTGAATATTCTGCAGAATCAAAACCTATGAATGGCAGATTACAAATTATAGGTGGAGCTAACGGACAATTTTCTAAAACAGATTATTCACCTAACATGAAGATTGGTGATTTTTACGTTTTTCCTTATGACATGAGACACTGCGTATACCCATTTAACGGAACAAAAGAAACAAGAAGAACATTAGTTTGTAATGTAGACGTTGATTACAATCCTGTATCTTCAAGAACAGGATCGGGGCAAAACGAATGATACCAAGAATGCCGACATGGCAATCTTACGTTGTCACAACCACACAACCTATGTTTACACCAGAACAGTGTAAAATGATTATTGATATGGGTCATAGATGTAAACCTGAAGAGGCAAAGGTTGGTGGAGGAGAAAAAGGTAAACACGACACTAAAAAAAGAGTTACGACTATATCTTGGATACCTTTTGATAAATTACCACAGATGTATAAAGTTATTGAGAATCAATTATCTATTGTAAATTTAAATCATTTCTATTTTGATGGTGTAAGACTTACAGAACCTGCACAGTTTACTGTATACCCTAAAAAAGGTTTTTATGATTGGCACATGGATTTAAATGCTTTTGGTCAACAGGGTCAAAACCCAATACGTAAAATATCCATGACATGTTTATTATCAGACCCATCAGAGTTTACAGGTGGAGATCTTTTATTTTCAGAGATGGGAGATAACAAACCCCTGCCCTTGAAACAAGGACAAGCAATATTCTTCGCATCGTTTTTAAGACACAAAGTTGCACCAGTTAAAAAAGGGGTTAGAAAATCATTGGTGATGTGGTTTGGAGGACCTCCGTTTAAATGAATCAACTTAATAGAAAAATATTATTTCCTACACCAGTATATTTTAAAGACATACCTAACTCAAAAGAGTTAAATAAATATTTATTTAAACATATCAAAGCTTGGCGTAAGGCTGACCCTAAAGGAGAAAATAAAACTAATTCTGGTTTTGGTTGGCACAGTAAAACTGATATGGATAAACGAAAAGAATACAAACCCCTGATCGATGAATTATTTCAAATGGCATACGAGTGTAATAAAGATTACGGTATCACGGGTAAATTAGGACTTGGTAATATGTGGGCGAACATTAATCCTACATATAGCTATAATAAAACTCATACACATCCTAACTCTATGTGGTCAGGTGTTTATTATATTAAGGTGCCTAAGAACTCAGGTAAACTATTTTTAGAAGATCCTAGACCAGGACCAAATACTCACATGCCTAAACGTGTAGACAACTTACCTGAATCATTGTGGAGAGTATGTGCCTATGAACCTAAAGAAGGCAGAATGATATTTTTTCCATCTTGGCAACCTCATGGTGTTGATATTAATCTGAACACAGACAAAGGTGAAAAGAATTGGAGAATATCCGTATCCTATAATTTTATACAAGTATGAGTTTTAAGAAAAATAAATATCAAGTTTTACGTAATGCTATATCTAAAGATCTAGCAGCGTTTTGTTATAAGTATTTACAAATATCTGCAGAGGCAGATCATTGGATGTTAAACAATGGTTTAACTCACGCAGGCAATAAACTAGTTGGTAATTTTAATGATGCACAAGTGCCAAACTCTTACGCTAAATATGCAGATAGAGTTATGGAGACTTTGTTAGTAGATACTATAAAAGTTATGCAAAAGAAAACAGGACTTAGATTAGTTCCCACCTATTCTTATTGTAGACTCTATAAAACAGGTAATATCCTTAAAAGACACAAGGACAGACCAAGCTGTGAAATATCTACCACTCTTAATTTAGGTGGAGATAACTGGCCTATATTTATCGATCCTACAGGGTCTAACAACGTCATAGATGAGTATAAAAACATACATAAGCCTGGAGCACCCAAAGGTGTAAAAGTCGACTTAAAACCAGG